CTTTTCCTTTGACCAGGGAACGGACCAAAATACCCCGAATAACCTATTTTAGCCACATGGAAGAGGAATTGAAGCGCTGGGAACGCATCAAGGCAGAGTGCGAAGCCAGCATAGACAAGCACGGTGCAATTATCGAAGCCGAAACCGATCGGGGCAAACCGGTACTGCGAAAGAATCCAGCAATGGAAGCGCTGAAGCAGGCGGTGGCTGAAATCGAAAAGCTTAAAAAGCTAGTAGGCGATGGAATCAACCTGGACTGAAAATATAATAGAGCGCTACTGTGTTCTAACTGAAGACAGCAACGCGGGCAAGCCAGTGCAGTTACTGGACTGGCAGCGCCACCTAATCCGCGAGGGCCAGGGTAAGCGAATGATTTGGCTAGAGATTCCACGTAAGAACGGGAAGTCGGCGTTCATCGCTATGCTAGCCATAGCCCACATGCTCGAAGGATTCAAGAACAACAGTAACCCCCAGGTAATCCTAGCGGCAGCCACCAGGGAGCAGGCGGGTATTTTGTTCGGCTACGTCCGTAACATGATTCTTTTCAATCCGCAGCTTCAAAAGGTACTAGAGCCATACCGTAAGGAAATCCGACTAAAGGGTAAGCCTGGGTACTTGAAGACCATTACCAGCGACGGTGGCAGTAACCACGGACTAAACCCGTCCCTAATCCTTTGCGACGAAATACACAGCTGGAACGAGGTAAAAGGTCCGGAACTGTGGGAAGCCTTGCGCACGTCCATGGCGGCACGACCTAGCCAAATGGTGGCTATTACCACAGCGGGCAGCGCGTACAGCTTTGCCCACAAGTGGCACGAATACGCGGAGCGCGTCAAAGAGCAACCGGACATTGACCCGTCGTGGTTAACTATTATTTACGGGGCGACGGACGAAGAGGACCCGCACGACCCGAAAGTATGGGCGAAGGCTAACCCGTCCCTGGGTATAACGGTTACGTACCAATACCTAGAGGAATTAAGCAATACGGCAAAGCACGACGAGCCTACGCTACTTTCGCTACGCAAGCTTCACCTAAATCAGTGGGCGGGTAGCGCCCAACCGTACATTGAGCTAGGCAAGTGGCTGAAGTGCCAGGGGCCGAAGCCCAAAACGCTAGACAAGTGGCGGTGCTTTTTGGGGGTTGACCTTGCCGCGGTTAATGACTTTACCGCGTACGCCGTGGTTTACTTTAACGGCGAAAAGTTTTATACTCAACAGTATTACCAAATTACTGACCACGCCATGACCAAGCGAAAACAAAAGTACCCTAACTTGGTCCGCAACTGGATTAAAAACGGCGACCTGGACGTAGTTAAGGGCGAGGTTACCACGACCGACCACCGCATAGCCATGATTGAACAAATCATGAACGCGCACCCAGTCGAAGGTATTTTCTTTGACCCGTGGAACGCGGCCGAAACGGTAGAGCGCTTGCGCAGCAAGTACGGCAAACAGTTTTGCTGGGAAGTGCGCCAGTCGGCGCTTATGGTAAATGAGCCAATGAAGCTACTGTACCGCATGGTAACCACGAAAGGAATCACGCACGACGGCAACCCGATTACCGCCTGGATGATAGCTAACACCAGCCTACACATAGATAAAAATGATAACTGGACCTTTCAAAAAGACAAGGCCCCGGACCGAATAGACGGCACAGCGGCCCTAATTACGGCCCTGGCAGGCTACGTGCATAATGCTTCGACTGGTATGTCAACTTATGAGGATATGGATATAATTTTTGTGTAACTTTGTGTTATGGCATGGTATGACCGTATTAAGCGGAGCGTCAGCGGAGTAATTAGCCCGAAGCCCTGGCTTATTAGTTTGTTTGGCGGCAACGCGACCCTATCGGGGGAAAATGTTAGCGCAGTCAACGCGCCAAAAGTTTCGGCAGTTTACGCGTGCGTGAACCTAATTAGCGGCACGATTGCCAGCTTACCGTTTCACCTTTACCGCGAAACCGAGCAGGGGCTTATTTACCAGCCCGGCCTAATTAATGACCTGGTAAGCCGTCGCCCGAATATCGCCTACAATAGCTACGACTTTCGCAAGGCAATGCTTACCCAGCTGCTGCTTCGCGGTAACGCATACGTACTGCCGGTACGTAGTGGCAGCAGCCTTGCAGGTCTAGAACTAATTGACACGGAACTAGTTACCGTAGACACCACAAGCGGCGAACTTATTTACCAGCTGCACCTTCGCAACGGTATTAATCTGCGACTGAACCCGGACCAGCTTATACACCTTAAATACTGGACTTTTGACGGTATTAACGGAGTTAGCCCTATCGTATACGCGAAGGAAATTATCGGTAGTTCAATGGCCGCAACTGCCCACATGGGTGGCTTTTACGGTAATGGCGGTATGCCTAAAGGTATACTCCAGCTCCAGGGCACCATTCGCGACGCGGACCGCGTTAAGGCTATTGGCCGCCAGTTTGACGAGCTGAATAAAGAATATAAGGGGCGGACGGCTGTACTTACCGAGGGTGCAGAGTATAAACCCGTAGCTGCGAACTTTCAGGAGTCGCAACTAATTGAGTCGTTGCGTTTTAGTGTTGAGGAAATTTGCCGACTGTTTTCCGTTCCGCCCCACAAAATTGGCCACATGGAAGGCGCAGGCTACGCTAACAGCATTGAAGCGCAAAACGCGCAGTTCGTTAGCGACTGCATCCGCCCGCTGGTCGAAGTAATCGAAATGGAGTTTTCAAATAAGCTCCTTGCCGGGAACCGTAAGTTCCAAATTGACCTAAAAGCGCTTATGCGCGGCGACATCCAAACCGAGGTAGCCCGTAACGTCAGTTACTGGAATATCGGAGTTATGAGCGCTAACGAAATTCGCCGTATTGAAGGGCTAGCACCTATCGAAGGCGGCGACGAGTATAACAAGCCTATGCACATGGGCGCAGCAAATGAGCAAAATGGAGAAGGAAATACGGACCCGTCCGATTCCAGCGACGGAGAGTAATACCGTAGAGGGTTACGCTCTTAACTGGAACGAGTACGACATGGGCGCTTTTGTAGAGCGCATTGAACCTAACGCCCTAGGCGACCTGCGCAGTTACGACGTTCACGCGTTGTATAACCACGATTACGACCGCGTCCTAGCGCGTTCAAAGTACGGCGAAGGTACCCTTTCACTTGAGCAGGACGAAGAGGGCCTAAAGTTCCGTTTTGAGCTGCCCGATACGCCAACCGGTAACGAAGTACGCACCCTAGTCGGCCGCGGCGACGTAGACCAGGCTAGCTGGGCTTTCACCGTTAAAAAAGAGCGCTGGGAAAACGTCCGAAGCGAAAAGCCCGTTCGTATCATTGAAGCCATTGGCGAAATGTACGACATATCACTAACGCCACGCGGTGCAAACCCTACGACGTCCGTAGCTTTACGTTCGTTGGAGGCTGCACAAGCGGCAGAACCCGAAACAATTAACCAAAACCCCGAACCCGTGGAAAATCACGAACACGAGGCCGAAACGCGCGCTAACGTAATGGTAGACGCTTCAGCCGTTCAAGGCCAGCTTTCTAAATCAGAAGAGCGCAACCTTGCCAAATTCAACCTTATCAAGGCTATCAACGAAGCCCGCAGCGGTAAACTTACTGGCATTGAAGCCGAAGTTAACCAGGAAGGTATGTCAGAAAAGCGCCGCCTTGGCGTTGACGTACGCGACATGCACGCCGTTAACCTGCCCGAAATGTTTACCAAGCGTACCCAGTCAGTTACTGGCGGTACTGGTGGTAACCTTGGTGGCGACTTGGTATTCACCGAGCCAGGCCGTTACATTGACTTTTTGTACCCTAACACGCCTCTTTTGCAGCAAGTTAGCGTAGCTGAAAACCTTGTAGGTAACGTAGAGTTTCCAAAGCAAACCGCTAGCTACTCTCTCAACTGGCAGACTGAAACCGGTACCGACACTGCTCAAGATATCACCTTCGATAAGGTAACCATGAGCCCAAAGCGTGCCGTTATCACTGCTTCAATGTCAAACCAGCTGCTTCGTCAAGAATACAGCCGCGGTATTGAACAGCGCATTATTAACCAGCTGAATCTTTCGTTTAACAAAGGATTGGAAAACGTAATTCTTAACGGAACGGGTTCTTCTAACCAGCCTAGCGGTATCTACACCGAGCTTGCAGCCCAGGCTTTGACTATCGGAGCTATCGACTACGCCGACCTTATCGCGTTCGAAAGCGCTTTGGCTAACGCTGACGCTTTGCAGGGTAACCTTGCATACGTTATGCACCCAGCCGTTTTGGCCAAGCTGAAGCAGACCAAACTAGACGCAGGTAGCGGACGCTTCCTCGTTGAAGGTACGCTTTCTCCAGTTATGACCGCCAACGGTTACGCTGCTCTTTCTACGACGCTTTCACCAGTGTACACTACCCCGAACCCCGATACTTACGGTATGATTTTCGGTAACTGGTCTGACGTACAAGTAGGATTTTGGGGCGGAGCCACTTTGATGGTCGACCCTTACACCAATATGAAGTCGTCAATCGTTGAGGTTTACCTTGAGCGCTTCATGGACGTTGCCGTTCTGCGTAACGCTTCGTTTGCTTTGGCAACTGACATTACTATCTAAACAATGGTAACGGTTAGCAGTTATACCCCGATTTCGGTAAACCTTACCGAATTGAAGAGCTTTTGCCGCGTAGACGGTAGCGCAGACGATGCGCTACTGACTATGCTTTTCAGCGCAGCGGTAGAAGAGTTTAACAGCTACACCGGCTACCGTTTAGGTGCTACAACTGTAACAGTGGACACAGAGGGTGCAGCGTCATACGCGCTGCCCCTCGGTCCCGTTACGGCTATCACAAGCGTTACCGCTTACGACGAGGAAGGCACTAGCACAGTGCTGGCCCTTTACGACGACTACGATTTCATCAATACGGTTATTAGCCTGGACGAAACGCCAGCCCGTATGGTAATCATTTACACATGCGGCGACACTAACCCGCCAGCAGACGTCAAACACGCGTTGTACCAGCGCGTTAAATTCGGGTACGATTACGGCGACGACTTGCCGTACAATACAAATCGTTTCTTTGACCGCCTAGCGTTCCGCTACCGCCAAAACTTTTCGTAATGCTTGACCTGCGCGTAGAGCTGTTCCAACCGACATCGGTACCAAACAACAGCGGCCAGGTGATTAAAACCTGGGCGAGTGCGGGTACGTACTACGCGGAGCGTATCATTTTGCCCCAGGCAGGCAGCGAATCAATGCCATACGACCAAATGGTAAGCGCCGGCGTAGTTACGTGGCGTTTACGATTTCCCAACAGCGTAGCGGCCAAATGGAAGCTAACCTATAACGGCGAGGATTACGATATAACCAGCGTGCTGCCCGAAGGGCGCCGCCGTTTTATTATCGTCAAAACGCGCCTGCGCGACAATGGCACGCGGTAAAACAATATACCTGCGAAGCGAAAGCGGCAGGGTAGAAGATTTCGACCAATTTCGGAAGCGCTTACAAAAGCTGGGCACGTCCGAAACTTTGCGTTTTAGAGAGATTCGAGCCATACTAAAACAGGAAGCACAGCCCCTAGTCGAGAAAGCCCGTCAGGAGGCCTATAATGACGTCCAGGCAAAGGGTAGGTACAAGGTCCGCAGCGGCGAAACCGCCAAACGCAGCGACAAAGGCTCTTTTATGAACCTTTACCAAAGTATCGGAGCGTTTGCAAACAAAGGAACGGTAAAGGCTTACGTAGTAGTCGGTCTACGCTCAAAGCGCAAAAGAGGGGCATATTACGCACCCTGGCAGCTTATGGGCCGTAAGGATAACCATTTCCCAGCTAAACGATTTATAGACAAAGCGGTAGACGGTAGCGGCATACCCGAAAAGGCAGCGCAAAAAATTACTAACTTTGTACAGAAGCGTATTAAAGACCACCTGCGTTGAACTATTTACAATACATCCACGAAGCGGTCCAGGCGTCGACAAGTACGCCGGTTTACGCTTATGCAGCCCCCCAGGGCGTAGCCGTGGATTTTATCGTATTGCAGGTCAACGGGTTAGAAGTTAGCGAAACCAAAGACCAGTACAAGGCCGAGCGCGTAGCCGCTACCCTTTTTATGCACTACGCTGACGCGGACACCGCCCAGGCGCAACTTTCGCAGATTCGCCACAACTTGCAGCACTACCCGCGCGTAATTCCTATGTACGTGGATTACGTCAACAGCGACAGCGGGAGCATTGAAGGCGAGGACTGCGCGGCAGAAACTTTAGGCGTTGCAGCCGAAACCACCTTTACCCTGGCTTACATGCAAGGGCTACAAATGTTCTACAATGAAGACGACGAAGCGGTAATACTTGCCGCAGATTTCACTTTTTTAATCAATTACTAAAATGGCCACAATTAGCGGCGGCGAAGTCCGCCTATTTCTTTCAGCCGACGGCGGTACTACTTACAAGGCTTTTGCCGAGGAAACAGAGTGCAGCTACGAAATGAACGCGGAAACCCGCGAAACCACGTCAAAGGACGTAGCGGTATTCCGTACCTACGTTACCAGCGCTAAAACCTGGAGCGTAAGCGGTACAACTATGCTCGGCGACGACGACGCTAGCAAGTGGAACCCCGACGAGCTGTACTCAAAGGTTGGCGACATCGTGAAGCTTCGCATCACGCAGGTAGCTGCCGGAACTGTTACGCCCGTAACTGGCGAAACCAAAATCGAAGGCGACGCTATTCTCACGCAGCTTTCGGTATCGGCACCGGACAAAGACAACGGATCGGTCAGCTTCACGCTGAACGGAACCGGAACATTCACGGTAGGAACAAACTAAAAAATAAATAGCGATGGAAGGGAAAAAGTTTACGCTGGGGGCAGCGCTTTTATTTGAAGAGGTTACGGGAAAAACCGTTACCGACATGGGAAATCTAGGCCTAGCAGACATGCTAGCCATGCTTTACTCTCAAGAATTTTGGAACGTCAGCGACCGCCCAAGCTTCGACGAGTTCAAAGCCATGGCAGGGGCCTGGGATATTTCCGAACTTACCCAGCGGCTTAACGGCCCTTTTTCCCAGCCGGCGGCCCAGTAGACGTACTGGGTCAGCTGGTGGGACGTTTGGGCCTTGCGCCCAGCGAAGCAAAGACGTTAACCAAAAACCAGCTCGAAGCCGTAATAAAACACGGCGTAGAGCGAGAAAAAGACGAGTGGCGCCGGTCCCGTTGGCTAGCCGCGGTAATCGTCAACATAAGCGGGAAAAGCACAAAGAAAGTGGTTACGGAAACGGACCTACTTAAATTTGAAGACGAGAACAAAGAAAGCAGCCTACGGGCATTATTAAGAAGCTATGGCGAACGACGTAACCAGTAAGGTACTGCTTGGACTAGATGCCAACGAGTTTCGCCGTGGCATACAGCAAGTAGACGCCAAGCTTAAAGAAACCAGTAAGCTTTTTGATAATTTAGGCGCAGCCGTAGGCGCGGCTTTTATCGGTAGCCAAATACAAGCGTTTATAGTAGACGCGGTAAGGTTGGGCGACCAGCTCACCAAAGTAAGCCAGGGCTTTGCACGCTTTGGCGGTGAAGCAAACCTAGAGCAGCTTCGCCAGTCCACGCGCGGACTTGTCAGCGACCTGGAGCTTATGAAGACCGCCACCAAAGCCGGCACGTTCGGTATTGGTATTGGCGAAATGGGGCAGCTGCTCAACTTTGCCACGCGTCGCGCACAAGAAACCGGTCAAGAGGTTGACTACCTAGTAGACAGTATAGTAACGGGTATTGGCCGCAAGTCGCCGCTTATTCTTGACAACCTTGGAATTAGTGCCACAGCCCTACGCGAAAAGCTTAACGGCGTAAGCGTTGAAGCCGCAAGTATTGGCGAGGTAAGCCGCGCCGTGGGTCAAATTGCAAGCGAACAGCTGCGACTTATGGGCGAGTCAGCGGACACCGCCGCCGACAAGCTCCAGCGCGTAAACACGATATGGGCAAACTTTAAGGCAGAAACCGGTCAATGGGTTTCACGCACCGGCCTTGCTATTGCCGAAATCTTTGGACAGCTCCTAACTGGGCAAAGCCTTATAGGTGCGCTTACACCTAGCACAAGCGTAGGGGCTAGTGAGCCCAACCGTCCAGCCGGGCCAGCGGCTTTAAATTTTGGCAACTTTAGCGAAAACACGCTAGCAAATATGCGCGCACAGCTCGCAGCGTTTAACGCGGAGCTGGAAAACGTAGGCATTGGCAGCGCACGCTTTAAAGAGTTACGCGGGCAAATTGACGCGGTTTCGGCACGCATTAAGGCGCTGACCGAACCAGCGGCCAAAGTATTTAGCCCGCCTACGCTCGAAAAGATTACCCTAGCCAAAAAGGAAATGCACAGCTTTGGTACCGTCAGCCTGCGCGCTGGCGAGGTACTGCGCTCGTCCACGATTCCAAGTATGCAGGACACGGGCCAAGCGGCCAACGCCATCGTAACGAGTTTGGAGCGCTATAACGCCGAAATGGCACTACTTAACCAGGTGGGTGCCGAGTTCGGGTACATTTTCGTAAGCTCGTTTAATGCGGCTTTGCAAAACGGTACCAGTTTCTTCGAGGAAATGAAGAACGCCCTAAAGGCATATATTACGCAAATGCTAGTAGCCCTAGGCGTAACCGCGGCACTGGCGGCAATTATGAGCGCACTAGTGCCAAACATGTCATTTGCCAAGGCGTTTAAAGGCATTGCAGGTGGAACCGGACTAGGCAGCATCTTTGGCGAAGGCGGCGTAATTGAACTCGTGGGAACCCTTAAAGGCTTCGACATCGACCTTACCCAAAAGCGCCGCGCAACCTTTTTAACCGGTTCGAATTAATGGCAGTCCAAAGCTTTGCCTTTTCGTACAGCAAAGGCTACACGATTAAAATCTTCGCAGATACCGACGATATCGCATATAACCCGTTCGAGTTTACGACCGCGAGCTGGGAAGTAACGTACGAGGGGAACGATGCGTACGTGCCAGGCATTGTACCTAGCCGCTTCGAGTTCACCGCGCAGCTTACGGGTATCTTATTCGGCACAGCCCTAGAGCAAGTATTACAAGACAGCAAAGGCATTTTTTACGTACACCTTTACAAGGGCCTATCTAAAGAGTGGGCCGGAGTAATTACCCCAAGTGCCGGGACCGTCGAAGTAATTAACGGCACGCGGTTTATTACTATGGTGGCCAGCGATGGCTTTTATAAGCTGGACCTTACTAGCGCCATGTACAGTTTTACCGGGCAGAAACGTATTACCGTACAAATTGCCGAAATGCTTACCCGCCTGGGACTTAATAAGTATTTCGACGGCATAGCGGTAAGCGAAACCCAGCGCATGAGTAGCGAGGTATTTCCGTACGTGAACGATGCGCTATACAATACCAGCTGTTTACATGCACTGGTTTATTATGACGAGCAATATAATTACCGTAGTTATCGCGAGGTTATAAATGACTTTTGCGTAACCTACGGCGTTCGTATGTACCAGGACAAGGGTTTTATCGTATTCCAGGATATGACCCGCGTAACGCGCGACGAATTCTACTTGTACACGATGGCCGGAGCGTACAGCGGCAAAGTAGTAAGCCCGAAGGTTGAGGTAAAGACAGCCATTGCAGGCGGTACTAAAATGTACCTACCCGCTATTCGAAGCATGAAAATAGAGCATGCGTACTTTAACGAAATGATTGGCGCGCAGCTCACACCTACCCAGTGCGTCCATACCATTGTTACCGGCACCACAAGTAACCCCGTTTTTCAAACCAAAGACGGAATACAAGTAGGCACGTTCCTAGGTGACGGCACCACGCATATAGACCTATTTAACACGGCTATAACCGCGACGCTACTTTACCCCGGCGACTACGCAGATAATTTTACGATACAGTTTAAACTGTACATTTATTACGGTGAGTATTCGTACAACGGCACAAGCTGGACCCAGGGAACTAACACCTACATAGAGCTAAACGAAAACGGTAGCATTAACGCGGGGGGCGTCCCTGGTACCCTTGGCATAGGCCAAAGCCTTAACAATTACCACACCGCGGCACCACCGGCTCGTGGACTTGCCCCGCTCTGGATTTACTTGGACGTGGTACAAACCAAAGGCGACTCTTTGGGTATTACCGACCTTAAAATAAAGTACGATTTTAGGCGCCACGGAACGAACATAGATACGACCACGTACTACGCGGATAATACCGCGCGGGTACTTGGTCAAGATGTTACCCTTAATACGCGTTTAGGCGACGTCTACGACCCCGAAAGCGCTGGCGGCATAGCTGCCAACCTTTCGCAGGCGATAAGCTTACCAAACGGGAATAACGTAGTGGACTGGTACGAAGACCCGTTTTACAACCCAGGTCAAGAAGTTACCTACAATTCCCTGCTTTACGTGGTGGCTTCGCGCATTGCGCAGCAACGCGGACAGCCGCAGGAATACTACGAGCTGGACGTAAACGGTACTAGCCGTATGACGCATTTTCTAGAGTGGGGAAGTAGCTATTACCTACCCATTAACCTTTCGTATACCTGGGACACCAGTCGTATTACCTACGCACGTTTCTTTAACTTTGAGCTATTAGGTAACGAGTTAATTGTGCGAAAGCCGCAAATTGACTGGCCATACTTTGAGTAATGAACCAGGAATACTATCTACCCCCACACCTTGCTTACTGGGCCTACGTTCTAGCGGACGGCGGCACGGTTGAACGTAACAGCTGCACATTATGAACACGGCACAATTTATAACTATCTTTACTGGAGGAAACTACGCCGCCCCAATTTGGGACACTTACGAAGCCTACGTACTGGCTGACAGTGGAACCGTTGAAGCGCGTCAGTGTACAATTAACGCCATTGCGAACCTACTATGAGTACGCCATTTTACGATTTAGCCAGCCTAGTAGTAGTCCCTTCGGGCTACAAAGCTAGCAAGGTCTACGCCCAAAAGCCGTTAACGACTGACGGCCAGCTAACCTTTAGCCGCGCCAGCACCGCTACCCGCGTAAACGCCAGCGGACTCATTGAAACCGTTGCCAGCAATGTACCGCGCTTGGATTACCTGGGGTCAACATGCCCGAAAATCCTTTTGGAAGGTCAGCGGACGAATATTGCGCTATACTCGGAGCAGTTCGATAACGCTGCGTGGACTAAAACCAACGCTACCGTTTCTCCGAATGTTGCAATTTCTCCAGATGGCTACACAAATGCTGACAAATTAGTAGAGGATACAACTTTTGCAAATCATAGAGTTTTTCAAAGTGTAGCTGCTACGGCAAGCACTACTTACACCTCTAGTGTTTTTGTAAAAAAAGAAGAAATTACTGCTGTTTCAATTATTGAAACAACCTTAGGTGGTTGCACATTTGATTTAGATAATGGCACTATAACGGGAACTGGTGGGTTCATAGAAAGCTATGGCAATGGTTGGTTTAGGTGTGGTATTACGAGAACTACGGCAGTTGGTCAAATAAGCTTTGTTACACAAATTAGACTGAGTAAGGGGGGCACTACTGCCTACACTGGTAATGGCGTAGATGGTTTGTACCTATGGGGCGCACAAACTGAACTCGGCTCTTATCAATCAAGTTACGTGCCTTCATTGGGAGCAGCAGTGACAAGGGGTGCAGATGCTTGTAGTAAAACGGGTATCAGCTCTTTGATTGGGCAGACGGAAGGGGTTCTTTTTGTTGACTTTGTACCTAATAATACTCCAGCGACTGTTTCTCAATGGTTAATGTTTCTCGGTACGGGTGGCAACTACATAGCTATTTATATAAGCAACCAAAAACTTTTAAGCAATGTGGCTGCAACGACAGACCAGTGCGCCATATTTACAAGCTACAATTTAGTAGCTGGTACACGATACAAAGCAGCGCTTGCCTACAAAGAGAACGACTTTGCGTTTTACGTTAATGGCGTGCAAATTGGTGTAGATACCAGCGGCACAGTTCCAGCGGTTTCTTCTTTGCAAAATAACTACAACACAACGGCAGCAAATAGTAGCAACGCTGGACTAAACCAAGCCCTACTATTCAAGACCCGCCTTACTAACGCCCAACTGGCAGAATTGACCACGCTATGACCTGGAAAAAGTACGAATTCACGGACGCCAAGTGGGCGGAAATGAAAGCAAAGATTCAAAAGACGTTCCCCGATATTGAAGGCGGTGAGCTAACGGAGTACGACCCCGAAAAGGTTACGGCCGTGGTCGAAATTGGCAAGCTTTGCACGGAGTGGGGCACCAACGAAGAGGGTATGCAAGTTTGCACAAAGCAAGCCGCGAAGCTTTCGGTTGACATTCTTTGGACCGACAAGCCCCTAACCGGCTGGGCAACCTACACCGTTAACGTGGCACCTGGGCAGGAAGCGCACCAGTTTGCCGGTATGCAGTGGGGCGATGAGTAACGACCACATAGCCGGTGCTTGGGTACTGAACGGAATAAGCGCACTGGCTGCGCAAATTATGCCAATAGTAGGCGTACTATCGTTCTGCCTTACAATCGGTTACACCCTTTACCAGTGGCGCAAAGATGTTAAAAAGAATAACGCAGAATCCTAAAACTAGCGCAATAGCCGGCATTTTATTTTTGTCGGCTATGCTTTTAGTTTGGTATGGCAAAGCTTCCCTACAAGAAAGTGCAGTATTTTTGCCTGCAATTCTAGGATTTTTATGGGCCAAAGATTAACGGCGAACTTCACGCTAGAGGAACTAACAAAGACCAGGTTCGACCTGGACAATACACCAAGCCCGCTAGTAGCGCAGAACTTGCAGCTACTCGCAGAAAAGGTACTTCAGCCCCTGCGCGACGCGGTAGGGCCAGTAAACGTAACCAGCGGGTACCGTTCCAAGCTCGTCAATGCAGCCGCCAACGGCGCACGCAATAGCGACCACCTTTACGGCTATGCGGCAGACCTGCAAAGCCCGGACGGGAACCACCGGAAGATTTACGACTGGCTTAAAACCCACGCCATGTTCAGCCAGCTTATTTACGAGTTCGGCAATGACACCCAGCCGCAGTGGGTCCACGTCAGCTACAACCCCAAAGACCTTAAACGTGAAATACTCCGCGCCCGCAATGTGGGCAAGCGCGTTACTTATAGCCGCCTGCAGCCCTAAAGTCATTGAAACGGTAACCATACGCGAAACGCAGACGGTTCACGATACCATTACCCTGCGCGACAGCGTAACGCTGGTTAATAATCGGGTGCAGGTAGAGGTCGTACGTTTACCAGGGGACCGCATTTATGTAAAGGGAACGTGCAAGGGCGATACCGTCCGCATGATGACCGAAACCATCAAAGAGGTATCAAAACCCAACGCAAAGACGGAAAAAGCCGCCATGCTGGTTATTAGCATTTTAGGATTAGCTTTACTGGCGGTAATCCTAAAGAAATGATTGTTCAACACCACCGCAACAGCCACACGATCGAAACGGGCGGCAAACGCTTCAAAATTTACTTGCTTTCGGATATTCACTGGGACAACCCACACTGCGACCGTGAAGCATTACACAAACACCTTACCCTTGCAAAAGAGGAAGGCGCAAAGGTTGCCATAAACGGCGACTTTTTCTGTTTAATGCAGGGTAAGTACGACCCAAGGCGCTCAAAAAAGGATATTCGCCCTGAACATAATAAGGTTAACTACCTGGATGCAGTAATCGAAGACGCGGTGAAATGGTTCGCCGACTTTGCCGACACCCTTATTTTTATAGGCTATGGAAACCACGAAACCGCAATTATTAAAAACGTGGAAACGGACCCTCTCCAGCGGTTCGTGGACCTATTCAACTACACCCACAAACCGAACATACCTATTACAGTCGGTGGCTACGGTGGCTGGCTTACGTTACAATTTCGAGCTGCAACCGTTGATAAGTCCTATAAAATACACTATTTCCACGGAAGCGGTGGCGGCGGGCCGGTTACACGTGGCGTAATTCAGAACCAGCGCAAAATGGCCGACGTTGAAGGGGCTGACTGTATTTGGATGGGCCACGTTCACGAACTGTACGCCATGTTCCAAACCAAAGCCACGCTAGACGCTCGAAGGTACCCAATTCTAAAGGACGTGCTGCACGTTCGTACTGGTACATATAAAGACGAGTACGGCGACGGTGCGTTCGGGTGGCATGTAGAGCGAGGCGCACCAGCCAAGCCTTTGGGTTGTATTACCATTGATTTTTACCTACGCCATGACGGAAAAACACGCGTTTTGGACGTATTCCCGCAAATATTGACCGATTCCGGGTACAAAAGATAAAACCGGATGCCGTAGTATTGCAGTGTTAACCAACACTAACAAACTATGTCAGACAAATTTATCAACTGGGTAGACCAAAAAGGGGTACCTATGATGGCTTTTATAGTTACCGTACTACTTGTGGTACTAGCGGTAGCGCAGTTTTACTTTTTAATTTTTGAACGATGAAAACAGCAACTATTCAACACGCCGCCGGCGACGGCACCTGGGAGTCAGCCTACGGGCTTATGTACTCGTACGAGCTTCACCTTTCTAATGGCGAACATGTGAAAGTAAACGCAAAAAAGCCGGACGCGTTCCGCACTGGCCAGGAAATTAACTACGAGCTAACCGGCAAGACCGACAAGAACCAAACGCCGTTAGCTAAAATCGTTACACCTTTCCAGCAAGGCGCACCGCGTCAGTACGCCCCACAAGGTCCCGCACCCGCCGCGGGAGTTAAGGACCGTAGTATCTTAATCCAGGTAGCCTTTAAAATGGCTATGGACCGCATTAACGCGGAACCACGTTACCAGCTGACCGAGCTGTACTCACTCGCACAAACTATTTACAAAGATTTACAGCAAGCACATGAGCAATTTTAAAACACCGATGGCCCAGGAAATGGAAATTTTCATCGAAGGCCAGTTAGAATTAGTGCGCAGCAAGCAAGCCGAAGCTTCACAAATGGAAGCTAGCGAGCTGTGGGGTCAGATGAAGCAGCTGCAAAAGATGAAGACCTGGCTGCACTGGTGGGAAGGCAAAACTAAATAGCCATGGTAGAACACTGGAACCTAGGCGATTTAAACCTAGAAGATGAATTGCAGGTAGAGTTTGACCGCGAGTGCGACGAGGACGGCTGCCGTATGGTAGTGCGACGCGTTACCTTTCTAATTGAAAACCGCGCAGTTAAGTTACCCGACGAATTGTACTATTTAGTATGGCGGTTATGCCACGAGTACGCACAAGAATTAGACCCATTTGACCAATGAACGTAAAGCAGAAAGGTAACCGCTTCGAGCAATTAGTGGCACGACGGTTACGCGAACTATTCCCGAACGTCCGGACCAGCCGCGAAATGAATAAGTGGCTGGACGGGCAAGGGGTGGACCTAGTAGAAACCTACCCTTTTCAGTTCCAACTGAAGCACGTAGAGCGAGGCCTAGACCCGCACGCAGTGCTAGAGAAAATGCCCGAAACCGACGGTATGTACAACGTATTACTTTGGAAACGTAACCGAAAGGGTACGCTCGTAGTAATGACCATTGAGGACGCCGAAGAAATCGCGTACATGTTAAAAAACGAGCGAATTATTTAAACTGTAAAGTGGAAAAGCCACAAAGTGTAAAATGAGAACGAAACGCTTTCATGTGTTTATAAAGCACAAAGAAACCCAGCACGTACACCGTATGGACATGGAGTTTAGCAATACCGAGCAGCGCGACAAGTTTATAGAGGATATGCCCGAAACGCTAGAATTTATCAAATGTGAAAAGATTTCGAGCTTTTATAGAGCGTAGCGAAGCGAAGGGGTTCGACATGAGGAACCTACGCAAAGAGCTAGAGGAAGTAGAGGCCAAACTGGCTGAACTTGAAGAGCAGGCAGAACTATTAGAACGCCTAGCTTTGTATGTTACACGAAGCAAGACCCACGCAAACACGCTATACTGGGCTAAACACCTGGAACGCGAGAAACTGCTTTGGGAGCTTGGGGACGATTTTGATTATTTACACTGGCAAACAAATTTTAATAGATGGAAGCGATTGATGGACTAACCGATCCCTACGCTGCGGCCCTATGGCTAGAGCAGCAACTAAATGACGCACACGGCTTTTACTCCAAAGGCCGTTTTTTTATCGCCGAAGGTAACGAGTACCGAGAGCTTACCAGGGACGAGCTGTCCGTAATATGCTTCGATTTGCTAAAGGCCAAAGGCACCCAGGCGAAGACCACGTATATAATTGAATACCTAGCCCAAAAGCTGCACCATATTGGTGAAGTCAACGAAATGGTACCGTTTGCCAACGGCTACCTAGAGGGCGGGCGATTTGTTACGAACCCAAACTATAAAATACCGCATAAGGTGCAGGAGTTCATACCGTACGAGTACGACGTACTAGCGTTCCCAATGAAGTGGCTAGAGTTCCTAGACGAAGTATTTAAAGGGGATGACGATGCCCAGCAAAAGATAGCCGTTATTCAAGAGTGGTTCGGTTACTGCCTGGACCGCGCC